GGGAATCTCTTGCTGAGGAAGTCGTAGATGCCGGAGGCGGTCAGGCCGATGGCCAGGCCGAAACAGGTGACGCCGAACCAGGCGGCGAAGGTGGCCGGCAGGCCGGCTATGGATACCTGGTAGGCCATGCCCAAGATCAGGCCGATGAGCATGGATACCAGGATCAGCCATTTGCCCGACAGGCCGAGTTTCTTGACGAACTCGACCAGGCCGAAGCAGACGAAGAGGAAGGGTACTCCGGCGACGAGAAGGGAGGAGAGATCGGTCATGTTTGAACTCCTTGTCAAAATAGAGAGTAGAGAGTAGAGAGTAGTCCCCGGCGAGCGATGAAAAGAACTCGCCGGGGTGAACGGAAAGGCTACATGCGGGCGGTGTAGTTGGCGACTGCGGCCAGGATGTCGAGTTGGGTGGTGGCTGCGGCGACGCAGGTGAGCGTCAGGATGTAGTACTCGTCGTTGTCTATAAAGGCGGGCGTGGTGACGGTGAAGGTGAGCTTGTGCTCGTCCACGTCGGCGGCGTCAGTGGCGGCGGTCAGGTTCTGCGTGCCAGTAACCGCGGCGACAACTGCGTCACTGCCGTCTGCGCCACGCGTGACCTTGGTCAACGCGGCGGTGACGCTGGTGCAGGCTGCAACCAGGACCTCGTAGTCTATCTCGACCGAGAGGAGCTTCGAGCCTTGCAGCGCGACGCTGTTGGATGGGATGGTGATCGGGATGTAGACGATGGCCGTTTCGGCGGCGGCGGCCTTGTGCTTGCAGATGGTGCCGGCCACCTGCCCTGCAACTTCGGTCCATGTGCCGGTGATCGGCATCATTTCCGTGCAGGGGATAATCTTCGACATGTGAGTGTTATGTGTGTAACCCATGGTTTGGTCTCCTTATTGGGTCAGAGAGTAGAGAGTAGAGATTAGAGAGTGGTTCCCGGCGAGCGACGAAGAGAACTCGCCGGGATGGAAAGTGGTTGCGCACTTGGCAACCATGGGATCAGCTTTTGCGGGCTGGCTTTGGGGTCGGGTGCGGCGGTGGAGGTGTTACGGTTTCGGTTGAACGTTTGGGTATGGCCATAACAGCCTTGAAGGCAGCCTCGACTTTACTGGCTGAATATGGCGCGCGAACTTCGCGGCCATCGGCAAGAAGGACTCTCAGGATGTCACCTTCCAGGTCCCAATGGATTGGGGGTGTGGTGGGTTGGCCCAAATGTTGGGGGGTATGTTCTGCCAGGAAGTAGGCGGTGGTTTTCAACTCTGGTTCATTCATGGTTTTCCTTTCATTGGGGAGGCCCGGCTAGCCAGGCCTCCCCTTTCTAAGGTTGTCAGAGTTATTACCCGTTTACACGTTGGTCTTGTGCAGCGGGCGGAAGTCCTGCACCAGGACACTGTTGAACATGCGCACCTTGATGCGGTGCTCATCATTCATGAACACGGCAGGATCCGTTTCCTGGCCGGCGGTGAAGATCTCCGGTTTCAGGCCGAAGCGCTCGCCGACGATGATGGCCGGGGCGATGACCGGGTCAACGACTGCGGCCCAGTTGGTGGCACTCGTCCATTCGGGGACGGTCACCACGTCACCGGGCTGGCCGCGTTGTTGGTTCTCGCTGTAGATGGTGGCGGCGTTTTCCAGTGAGGGATAGAGGATCTTCATGGCGGTCAGTTGCAGGGCACGGGGAACCAGGCAGAAGCGGGGACTGACGGCCATCTTGGGACCGGTGCCGTAATAGCCGGCGGCCTGCTTGATGAGCATGGGTTGGTCATAGACCGCCTGGCTGACGACTTCCCATTCGGCCGTGGCGAGGGCTGTGACGAGCAGGTTTTTATGGCCGGTGAGAGTAGTGACGGCTGTGTTGTTGAACAGTGCGCCGCCGTCGGCCATGGTGGGGCCGACGCCTGAGTTGGCGGTGAAGATGGCGGCGATCAGGGCGGAGATCTTGCGGCGTGCAGCGGAGCCCAGCTCGGAAGCGTAGGCCTTGAGCTTGCGGGTCTCGTCCCGGTCGATCAGTTCGAGGGTGAGCGGGATGTAGCCGCCGTACTTGGTGAAGGAGGCGGTTTCGGGGCTGTCACCGATGGCAAGCTCGGTGTACTCTGCACCTTCGGCAACTGAGGGCAGCGCGCCGACTGTGCCGATCAACGTGCCGGTGATGTCGTTAAGGCTGGTGAAATGCTCGACCTTGACGATTTTCTCCCACCAATCGTAGCCAGCCTTGCCGAGGGCTTCCCATTGCTGGGCGACGACCTTGTTGAGGGCGTTCTTGACCAGGCCGGTGAAGTCGGCGGTGGTGGCGAGTTGGATGCGCTCGCCGTAGTAACCGCCGTGCAGATCGTAGTCGCCGGTGAGCATGAGATACAGCTCACGGATGCCGGTGAGACGGGCGGGTCTGACGCTGGCCAGGCGGGTTTCACGTTCAAGCCCGAACAGGTCACTGACTGCGGCTTCGAGCTGGTCGGCGCTGGTGTGCATGTTGCCGATACGGGCGGGGCCTTGGATCGTGCCGGCGGCGGTCAGGGCGGAGAGCATTTCCTGCTCTTCGGTGATGGCGCTTTCCAATTCGGTGGGTTCGAAGGGCTGGCCTTTATCCACCATGGCGTTGAAACGTCGCTCGATGCGCGTCTGGATGGCGTCGGGCAGCTTGCTGGTTTCGAGCGAGTAGCGCAGCAGGTTGCGGCAGGCGGCCAGGCGCATGGTGCGCAGGCTGGCTTCGGTGGACTCGTTCTTCTTCTCGACTTTCTTCTGCGCGGCGAGAAGTTCTTGTACGGCGCTGGTCTCGCTGGCGCCGTCGGTCTCGGGGACTGGCGGCGTGGGCGGGGTGGACAGGGCAGTGATCATCTCGTCGGTGGGAAGGATGTCTTTTTCTTCGACTTCGATGACTTTGCTTTCACGCAAGATTTTCTTCATGGGTTCTCCTTGTGAACGGTGCGCGCTGTGGTAGCCAACTGCGCTACCACTTAGGAACTTGCCTCCACGCGCGGGGTCAATCACGCAATCAACAGAGCTTACGCTGAGAATGCGCTCGACTTTGCTATCCGATTTGTAGGTCAGCTTCAGGACAGCCGAAAAACCTACGGTTGACATGATGGCTGGATCGGACTTGGCGGCTGCGTGCAGTTTGGAAAGGACATCTGCGGCGGGACCGCCGGGGGTGAGATTGGCCTGGATACCGGTATCGGCTTCGTTCCAGGTGGGATCGTGCAGCGCGCCGGCCAGGTCACGAACACTTGGGCCTTCGAAGAAGGCCGGATGATCCAACATGCACGGCACGGCATCCCACAGGGATAAACTCTCTTTCAGCACTTCCGCGCTGAAATCGAGATTGTGTCCTTTGGCCACGCCTGCGGTGATTGCCAGGATGGTAAAGCCTTTATCGGTGGGCTTGGTGCTGAGTTTTAGAAGGATGGTTTTATCTGTCATTGTGGCTCCTTCGGTTCTGCGCTGGCCGGATCATTTTCGCCTACACGGGTCGAGCTACCTTTAGTAGTCGGTTGCTGTGAGACGGGTTTGAGCGGCCGGCGTTTCATGGAACGGACGGGGGACTGAGGACCGGGGACGGGTACGATCTCTCCTGCCATGCGATAGACGATGCGGAGCAGTTCGGTCTCGTCAATGCCTTCCCGGTCGAAGAGTTCGGACATGGCCGGATAGATGCGGCTGACGGCCAGGGACAACATGGAGTTATCCCGTTCGGTGATGTCTGGTCCGATGGCCTCGATCTTACTGGCAGGGTTTACCCGGCGGTCGAATTTCTTGCGATGCTGCACGGCGAGTTGGGCCAGCTCGCTGAGGATGTCAAGAAAGAATGTTTGTGTTTGCTCCAGTCCACGGAAGGTGGGTGTGCCGGCTGCTTCGGCAGTGGAACGTGTGCTGCTTTCGGGTTCGGCCAGGTAGTGGGGCGGGATGCCTGCGCCGATGGCGATCATTTTCTTTAAAGCGAGGCCGTCTTCTCCAGCTTCGAAGCTGGCCAGTTCGGGGGACAGGACGCCCCAGGATTCGCTTTCGTCTGTGACCAGGATCGAGCCGGGCGGCGGCGGGTTGGCGTTGAGTTCCTTTTGGCGGGCAAGTCGCTCTGCAGTGCTGGTGAATTTGCCGCGTAGGATGAACATGAAGGCCTGGCGGAAACGGTTGAGGCGGGCGCGGTCTTCGAGCCAGGAGGAATAACGTCCGATCCAGGGCAGCATGGGGGCCAGGTCGGGTTCGCCCCAGGCGACGCCGACGGGTTGGTTGCAGGCGTAGTGCAGCATGAAGCTTTCCTGTTGGTTGCTGCGATCGTAGGCTGGCCAGGGGTCTTGTCCCTGGGTGACGGGTTTGTAAGCCAGTTCCTGATCCACGTCATTTTCAGCGCTGACGATCTCCTCGACCTGGTCGGCTGGTACGCCGCGTACGTACAGCATGCCATTGGCCTGGTCTATACTGCACAGGAAAAAGAGATTGCCGGAGCGGGTGTTCTCGTCGCAGAAGTTGATCACCTTGCGGCTGAGACGGTTGAGCGGATGATTCCACCAGGCATTCAGATAATCCTGGGTCGCTTTGTGGTCGCTCTTGATCTGGATGCCTTCACCGACGACGAACATGCTGATCAGCTTTACGATCCGGCGTGCGATGGGATTGACGCGCCAGGCACGCAGGCATTCGGCGAGAATGGTCTGGCGGTCGTAATCGTAACGGTCGCGGTACATGAGCGACATGTTGCCGCCTGGATAGAAGTTGCTGTCAGTCTCGCGCAGGCCGGTGGTCAACTGTGCAGCGACGGATTTCTGTATTGCTTTGCCCAGCGGGGTTCTAAGGATGAGTTCAGAGATGGTTGGCATAATTATTTACATTTGCCCGAGTAGGTGGCGGGAGTTACGCCAAAGGCTTCGACGGGTTGGCGAGGCTTTTTTACCTGGTCTTTGAGTACCGGATAATTGAAGCCAACGGTCTTGGCCCACCTGGGGCAGCCCTTGGTGCTAAGGATGCGGTCAGTGTAGGCTTTATTGAGTGCTTGTACGCGCAGCCAATCTGCGCTGCGTGGGTGAACGTAGGCAAACTCTCCTGTTTTTCTGAAACGGATAAGACGTTTGCCAGACATTAGAAATTTCTGTCCATGTTTGTGAGTGGATCCTGCGCTGGCACAATCACGGAAGGGCTGGTGATCTGCCAGTCCATCTCATCCAGGATAGCGACCAGGGCATCGGCGAGAAGATAGTCATCATGGATCAACTCGCCATCTTGCCCGCGTGTGCCTTCGGGTACACTCCAACGCAGGGTCTTGGCGGGACCGGGCAGTATCTCGGAGACACAGGCGTCGTACTGAGCGCGCACGGCATCGGTCAGGGCGCAGTCGCGGAAGCGGCCGGTTTCGATAATGGCTAGGAAACGCCAGCCGATCTCGCTCTTTTGCTGCTGGGTGAATTTGACCGGGATGACGCGGGTAGGAAATGCCCTATCGAGCATGGCATAAAGTCCCTCCCCTACCCCGGTGGCGTCTATGACGATGTGCTGCGGCTGCCAGGCATCGCCGAGCGCGCGCAGTGCGCCGAAGACGGTAAGATGATTGGAGCCGATCCAGGACTGGCGGTGGATGGTGCGGTAGGTGGGGGCTTGGAGTGTGTCGAGGCTGGTGAGATCAATAGTGGCGATGGAGAGGGTGGTCGAGTCACGCCCGGTGTTGGTCAGCGGGGCGTTGTCGTCCTCGTATGACATGCGGGCTTCGTCCTGGCCGGCCACGTCGATTAGGAAGGCGTAGGAACGACCGGGGACGGGAGACGGATGACCGGGCTGGTCGCCTTGCATGAGCGCGCGGCGGGCGGGGTTGAACATGCCAGCCTGGGCGTCTATCTCTTCGCAGAAATACTGGGTGCGGATTAGGGGATGATTGCGTCCCAGGCGGGCGACCTGGGCGTCTACGTAACGGCCGTATTTCTTATTCTCTTTGCGCACGTCTTTGGCTGTGTAGAAGAACACGCGGCGGATCCCATCGGCCTGCTCGGCCAGGCGCGCGGTGCGGGTCATTTGGGCGAGCAGCGTGTTGGAGGTCCAGACCGTGCCGCTGAAGACGCGCGTGGCGTTGCGGCTGGAAGCCATCGGCGCGAACTTTCTGTCGTAGATGGCGGGGGAAATATCCTGGGCTTCGTTGACGATCATGAGCAGGTCGGCGGTGGCGCCGACGACGTTGGCCTGGCCGTCGCCGCTCAGGAAGGCGGTGCGGCAGGAGCCGATCATGCGGATATAGTCGGAGCGCTTCTTCCAGCGCTTGAGTGTAAGCAGGTTGGAGTTGAGCCGGTTCTCGAGGCGCAGGATGGCGCTGATGGTCTGGGGTTTGTAGGTGGGATTGACTTCGACAATCCCACGATCTTTGGAATGCAGTAGGCGCATGAGATAGATCTTCAGGTGGGCGAGCAGTTCGTCCTTGCCAGCCTGGCGGGGCATGACGACGACGATATCCAGTCCCTTGTTCAGGCGTACCGACTCGAGGATGGCTGCGGCCGGTTCGAGTTGGTACTTGCGCATTTGCACGCCGCCGCCTTTGGCGGTGAAGTTCTTGAACGTGCGCAGGATGGAACGGACCTGACGGTCCAAGGTGCTGAGTGTCATGCTAGTACCCAACGTTCTTTCAACGAGAGAACCGCGTCCTCGATGGACTTCTCGATGCTGGAAGATTTGCCGGTGATCAAAGCCTGCGAGCGCATGAGTGTACCGATCGATGTAGTGATATTGACCAGTGTGTTCAAGCACTTGATGTCATCCTCGCTGTACTCGCCTGCGGATTTATCCGACAGGCGGTCGGTGACACGGCGGGCGAAGACGCGCAGGACGGTGATCTCATCGAGCAAGTCCTGGCGGGTTTTGTCCAGGTCGCTTGTCTCTTCGGGTGAGTATCGTTTGGCGTAGAAGCCGTGCTTGAGGGCATTCTTGTTTCCCTTACGTGGTGTCATGGAAGGAATGAGCGGATGAGGGCGACCAGGGCCAGGAAGCCGCCGGAGCCGGTGAGGATAGCGGCTAGGCCGAGGCCGGAGCGGATGCGGTCTTCGTGGTCGTCGAGTTTCTTTTCGATTTCGAGATGGCGGTCATTTGTGTGGGTGGCTAAGGCGGCCTCGATCAGGGCAAGGCGTTTGTCGAGGACGTACCAGAGTGCGGGGATGGTCTCGGGCGGCTGGTCTGACATGAGCAGGCGGGGGCAAGGGACGGCTGCTTAAAAAGCAACAAGGGACGGTGTGGGCCGTCCCTTGCCTGGGGGGATTATAACTCAAAATTCGACAACGAATGCCTGCGCCGACGTGACTGCCGTTTGTGAACTGGCCTCCGTGGTATTATGGTCCGGATGTGAGCCCGGAACGTTCGGGCGGGCTAAAGGGTTGTCTTAGAACGGTGCATCTGACTGGATCGTCTCTCCTGGTTCTCTAAGTTGGCGGGATACATCGAAATATACCATAACTGGTTCAGCCCAAATTGCTTCGGCTGCTTGTTGAGCGATTTCGGGGGATACTGGTGTGATGCTGTAGATTGCGCCGGATCCAAACGATCCGCTGGTGGCCGAAGAGTTCGATGATACAGAAATTATCGAAGGTGTCAGACATGATTTTCTCCTATGGGCGGGGGTGTGATTGATTAGGCAGCTAACGGTATGGATCACTTGCCGCCGTATCGGACAAACCACCGACCCAGGCGGGTCAACAAATTGCCAAGACCGGCCAGCGGGCCTACGCCGTAGGCGGTCAAGTGCATCTGGTGTTCGGCGGCAAGCCAATCCTGCATGGATGCAAATACATAATGGCCTCCTCTTTTGGTTTTACACCAGTATAGCGCCCAGAAAATGAAGTTTTCCTGCATGGCTTCGATGATACTTTCGTTACCGCTCCAGCCCGTCGTAGACAGGTAATAGATATTGCGTTCTTGAGACCAATAACCGCAATCACCAAAAGTCCATAATGGCTGGATATAGGACATGATACCGGACAGGTCATTTACAGGCCATTCCTTGATTTTCTTCAATTCTTTATCAGTTGGATAATCAGACATTTGCGCTCCTTTG